CATACAGGTACATGCTAGAACAACACGGCATCCATGTCACGAAAGGCATGTTTTGGACACCCGCCACAACCAAGGGAGACGAGCAATCGGCCGAGCAGGGCACAGCAACCGAACTCTACGATCTTGACAACAACACCTACCGGCATGTATCATCCATGTACAGTCAAGCAATGAAAGGAATCAGCCAAGGCATCTTCGTCCCACACGTCACCACACTCTGTAAAGGATGCCCCGTCAGGGACGCCTGCTGGGCCGTCAACGGGAAAAACTCGTACAGATACCCGATAGAAACCACCGTACAGCCACCCCAAACCGACAGTAAAGAAAAGGAAAACACGTGACCGACGAGCACACCACAGACAACGGAAAGCTAACTATCACACTCAAATACGGTGGAGACTACGCCGCCCCATGGGCCGTCATCCGCGGAGACACCGCAGAAGACATCAAACAATCCATTATCGATTTATTGGGAGGATTGAAAGACGAAACCGTCTCGGAAGACTGGGACCTCGCAACCCTCATCGCCAGCGCAGCAATCCTGCTTCAAGACCGATACGATAAAGCCGCCAAAGACTACGTCAACAAAATCGCATCACAGGAAAACGACATCATCATCGACCGGATCAACAAAGCCACCAGCAAGACACAGCTAGCCGATCTCCTCAAACAATACAAGAAGACCATCACCAGTAACCCTGACGTGTCTGAGGCGTTCCGCAGCAAACGAAACAGCCTCACCCGATAAAAACCAACAAACAAACCAACACAAATAGTAAAGGAAACAACAATGGGACTCGCCAACTACCGCAACAACAGCAACAGCACCTTCTTCAACCCCTCCCGAAACCAGGACGCCACCGCCATCGCCTTCAAAGTCCACGACGTAGAACACAACACCGAAGGCTACGGTGGACAGGTCGCAGACCGCATCTACGCTGATGTCACAATCTTCCACACCCTAGACGACCTCAACAACGGCACCCCAGAAACCATCCCCAACGCTATTATTGAGAAAGCCCGCGGCAACAACGACCGCCCACACTCCATGATCCGCGACCTCGAAGCATATCTCGGCGAAGAGCAGGCCTTCAAACTCGCCACCGTGCGCACCAAAAACGGGTTCAACGCGGTCGTCCTCAAACCATTAGACGACGCCATCTACGATAAGGTTGCCGAATACGTAGACAAGCGCGACACCGGCCAGCTAGACGACACCACAGCCCCCGCCGATGCTGACATCGACATCGACTCCATCTGACCACCAAAACACACCCAACCAACAGATAGATTAAGGCTCCGATGCTCTCTCTCCAACGATCCTTCGAGAGGGCCTCCCAAACAGCTGCCGAACTGCCCCGCATACCCCAACTAGCACCCTTGTATGACAACCAGGACATGCACATCCACAAAGGGGATTTGGTCATGATCGTGGGGCGGTCCGGCAGCCAAAAATCAGGGCTAGCAATGTTCATCACCGCGATGCTCAACCAGCCCGCCCTCTACATATCAGGGGACATGACACCCTGGGAGGCCTCCACACGAATCATCTCACTCAACACCCAACACACCACCACACAGATACAACACAACATCGACGACTACGGGCCAGAATACTATCGAGACAGCATCCACCACGGCGCGCACATCACATTCTCATTCCAGTCACCCATCACATGGACAGACATCACCATGGAACTGCAAGCCTACATGGAAATGTGGAACACCTTCCCACCCATTATTGTTATCGACAACCTGATGGACATCCAAGACTGCGAGAGCGACTATCAGGCACAGCAAGAAGCCATGCAATGGATCACAGCATTAGGTAGGGACACGGGCTCCACCATTATTGTCACACACCACGCAACCGACAAAACCGGCTCCGATATTGAACACCCCCCGGCTAGGCGGGAAATCAAAAACGGCCTCTCCGAAAAACCACAACTCATATTGGGAGTCTCCCTGTATGGTGGCGAAGACAACGGCAACGGCCTCACCATCCCGGCAGAGGCACGCATCGCCGTACTCAAACAACGCACAGGCAAATCCAGCCCAGACGGAACAAAATATGAGCGGCTACGAGCCTACCCCGAATACACATTCTTCGGACCCCTAGTAGAAAAACAGCCCTGGAACATGACCACAACACACAAAGGACTATGATGGCCACACAGCAGGCACGCAACCGCCGGGCCGGAGCCGAATGGGAAACACGATTATTGCACCAGCTCCGTCACATCGGCCACAATATCGAACGCCTCCACCTCAACGGTAAAGAGGACGAAGGCGACCTCATCCTCACAACCGGCAACAAAACCTATGTGATCGAAGCCAAAGCCGGACAGCCACACCTCGCCGAATTCGTGAAACAAGCCAGCCGGGAGGCACGCAACTACGAAACCCACCGAAACCGCGAAAACCAGTCCACCATCGGACTCGTCATCATGAAACAGCGCAACAAACCCTGGAGCGAAGCCTATGTGGTATCAACCCTCAACGAGCTCCTCCCACACCTCTGACACCTGCCGCCTCCTCGACACCTACCGGATACGGTACAATCCGTCACGAAACGAGCAACACATCCTCTGCCCGTTCCACGACGACCACCAGCCCTCCATGAGCATCAACCTCGACAAGGGCGTCTGGTACTGCCACACATGCGGTATCGGAGGAGGACTCCACAAGCTACAACAACGACTAGAAGAAGAAAACCCGAATGTACGACAGCATACGCCCCTACAACATTGCGGAACGCCGCCGAATCCAGAAAGCCTCAGCCCGCTACGAAACCCACCTCGAAAACATACTCGACCTGCTCTCGGCAAGAGGCATCAGCGAAGAAACAGCCCGCAACCACCACCTTGGATACATCGACAATGACCCCATCCCAGGCCACGAAAACTACAACCAGTGCATCACCATCCCCTACATGTACCCCGTCTGGGAAGGGCCAGCCGAAATACGAAAAATGCGTTTCCGCTGCTCACTCCCACACGACTGCAAAACCCACAACCACCCCAAATACTTAACCCCAGCCGGGGACACAGGCTCCATCTACAACATGGCCGCCATGGCCAACCCGGCAGCCGAAATACACATTTGCGAAGGCGAATTCGACTCCATGATCCTCGAACAATGCGGATGGCCGGCAGGAGCCCTACCCGGCGCCACCTCGTGGCAAACCTTTTGGACCAAATTCTTCGAAGGCTACGACCACATCTACATCTGGTCAGACCCAGACAAGGCGGGCCACCAGATGGCACAAACCATCCAAACCGCGCTCCCCCAAGCCATACATGTGCCCCTCACCCTGGGGGATGTCACAGACACCTACCTGCAGGCCGGAAAAACAGGGTTGACACAAGCCCTCAACACAGTGCTACAATAAAACCAGACAAGCAAACATCACCTCAAGAAAGGTACACTAAAACATCATGGACCCCCTCGACACATGCCCAATCCCCGGCCGCCGCGACACCTCTAAGGCCGCAAGGAGACGCATCCGCCTCGCCATAATCGCCGAAAAATGGGCCGACGGTGAAGACCCACTCCACATCATGCACACCTGGGGCACCACCTACGATGGGATGCGATCCATGATCCGCGCCAACCCCGACATTAAACTACCCGACGACATGGCCAAACGGTTACACAAAGTATGCCGGGAAGCCTACCCCAAAAACCAGCCCAACAGGCACCGAAGCGGATGGGACGCCTACGAGAAAAACTACTACACCCACGAAATACTCTTCCTCAACTCCTTCAACGTGCCAGCCATCGACATGCTCAAACGACTCGACATCTCGTGGACAATGTGGAAACAAATCATCACCGAAAACCATCTCACACGGCTACAAGACGAAACCTACAATGCGTGCCACTGGAACTATCTGAAACAGCAACACCCAGACTGGACCGACCAGCAAATCACACAAGCCCAACACGCCGGGAACAACACCTTCAACCAGTTCATGCAAGACGACAGGCCCGTACTGTGAGCATCTCGTTCAAACCCACCACCAAAGACAAGCGAGCTATACGCAACATTATTGTCGACGAGTGGCTCGACGAAAACCAGGCACAAGACATCACCGATAGTGTACTGCAACACATCATCGAATACTGCTGGGAGCGCTTCACCGACAACAACAGGTACGCCGTGGCGGCACAATACTGGCGAGGCCCAAACCCTCCCGACAGTGAACACCAGCGCATACTAGTCGGCTACTACAAAACCTTAAAACAGGCAGAAAACGCGGCCAAACAATTCCACTGGAACACCCGGATGCAACAACAATGGAAAACATGGATACTACCCGTCCACAACGGCACCGTGTCAGAGCATTTCACCAACCAGAAAACACTCTTCGACACACAAACCAGCAATCAGGATGACCAGCTGCCAGAGCATCTACAAAACGTCATGTGCGGAAAAACACTCAACCACACAGACGGAACCATCACGTGGTGCACACGCAAACCAGGACACGACGGCGACTGCCGCACAGGATGGCAGCCCACCACACAACCGATAGGACACCATGGCAACCAAAACTGAAACGTTGATCCAACGCTACGGCAGCAAAGCCGCAGACGTCCTCGCCGACAGGTCTATCCCCGCCTCCTGGCTAGCAAAAAAACTCACCCAAGCAGGATACCCCATCTCCGCCACCGTCATCAAAGACTACCGCCGCAAACAAGCCAACACCACCCCACAAACAGAAGAGGATACCCAGTGATAGACAACATAGACCGGCTACTCACACAGCTAGCCAACCACGACAACGCCATCGACGACAATCTAGCCAACGGCACCGTACGCCGCACACGCATCTCCGAATGGACCTTACCCAACGGAGAAACCGGCCGATCCATACAAAAAATCATCGACCACCAACCCGCAACCAACCCCTACCCTATAGACGAACTCGTCAACAAACTAGCCGAATGGACACCCCCAAAACCAGCCGACAACACCCACACCGACTACAGCAATGCGGCCTTCGTCATCGGGGCGGGAGATTTCCAAATCGGCAAAGGCATCCCCGGCGGAGAAACATCACACTTCGCCGACGACTACCTACACTCCCTCATAGTCGCAAAACACTACTGGCAACAAGCAGGCAAACCCGAACGAGTCCACATCGCCTTCCTCGGCGACATGATCGAAGGATACGTGTCACAAGGAGGCAACAACGCCTGGCGCACACAAACACCCCTCACCGAACAAATCAGGCTCACCCGCATGGCCATGATGCAACTCATCCACCAATTCGACCACTGCGCCAACGTCACCATCACATCCATCCCCGGCAACCACGGAGAAGCCGTACGCTTCGGCAAAGGCATCACCACCTACGACGACTCCTTCGACGTAGACTGCTGCCGCGCCATCGCAGAAGCCTACCAACTCACCAACCAATACCCCAACCTCCACTTCCACTTCCCCCAACGAGACGAAATGACCACCACCGTAGACGTAGCCGGGGCTACCATCCTGCACGCCCACGGCCACCAATGGCGCACCGGCAAACACTATGATTGGTGGCGCGGCCAAGAATTCCACAACGGCACCACATCTAATATTCTCATGGCCGGGCACCGGCACCACCTAGAAATCTCCGAACAAGGACAACGCACCTTCTG